TGAACGTCTTCCGAGTTGATGACCAAAGGGGCCTCATCGCTGAGGAGAACGGTTCGACGATCTTTGGCAAAGATGGAAAGAACCCGCTGACGCCGGCCGAATGGCTTGAATCCATGAAGGAGAAGGCACCGCATTGGTTCCCTGCTCCTGTGGGTGGTGGCGCTGGCGGTGGGACCGGGCGTAGCGGAAGCTACACCATTACTCGCGAACAGGCGCGAAACGTGGCTGTCTACCGTGCCGCTAAGGAAGCGGCTGCGAAGGCAGGTGCGACGCTCCAGATCGTGGGCTGATCTCTCGAACCGCCGCGCGCAAGCGCGGTCACACTTGAACCGCGCTTTAGCGCACGCCAGTCGATAGAAAGGACACGACAATGGCAAACACCCTTGGTAACTACAAACCTGAGTTCTACGCTCAGGAGGCGCTTATCCAGCTTTTCAAGGCTCTCGGCATGGCCGGACGAGTCCACCGTGGTGCTGAGCAAGAGCGGAATGGCGCTGGCAACCAGAAAGGCGACACCATCAACCTGAAGCGGCCGACCAAGTTCACCGCTCAGGAGCACGTCGTCGGCACCGGCTCGACCACGCAGGACGTGATTGGTGAGAACGTCTCCATCGTTCTGAACAACCACCAGGAAGTGAAGTACAAGCTCACCGACAGAGAGCTTGCTTACACGACCGAGCAGATCATCAACGACCATATCACGCCCGCAGCCTATGCGCTGGCGGACAAGATCGACCAGGATCTGCATCAGTTGGGTTCCAAAGTCGGTCCGAAGGCGTTCATCAGCGGAACTGCTTCGAGCGCGTTCATCACTGGCCCGCGCAAGGTTCTTCGTAACAACGAAGTTCCCATGGATTCTGGGATGGTCCACTACCTGGTCGATTCTGGCCTGGAAGCAGCGTTCCTCGACTTGGGCATCTTCCACGAGGCACGTATCACCGGCGAGGGTGCAAACCAAGCCGCTCTGATGAATGGGTCTCTTGGCCAGCGGTTTGGTGTTGAGGTCTTCGCGACTCAAAACGCTGACGTTGACGTGGCTGCCTTGACTTCGACCGCGACGGCTTCCAACGGCTCGGGCGATAATGTCCTCGCGGTCAACAACGCCGGTGGCTACAGCGCCAATGTCTCGACCATCGCGGTCAATGGTGGCACGGGTTCGCAGACGCTCCAGATTGGTGACACATTCACCATTGCTGGTGATCCGACCGTCTACACTTTGACGGCCAACACCACCTTGTCTGGTGGTGCGGGTACCATCACGTTCTACCCGGCTCTTCGTCGCAACACTGCCAACGGCGCTGTTGTGACGTTCAAGCTGCTGAACGCCATCGAGGAAGCGGCACACGTCCGTAACCTTATGTTCCACCGTAATGCGTTCGCTCTGGCCTTTGCACCCCTGCCGATGACCGGCGACGGTCGCGGCGCCGAGATGGCGACTGTCACCGATCCGACGACCGGTCTTTCGGTTCGTGCTCGTATGTGGTACGATGGTGCTACCGCATCGAACTTCGTTGCGCTGGACGCCCTTTACGGGACTCAGGTGCTCGACCCGATGCTCGCTGTCCAGGTCAAGCGCGCGGCGACCCTCTACCCGGCCTAACGTGAACTGAGCAGGCCCTTCGGGGCCTGCTCACCACCTTAAAAGGACTTAACTTTATGGTCAAGAATCTCGAAGTCTTCCCCGTGACGAAGAATGGCAAGTTCTTTGGTTACGCGGACGCCACCCAGATCGCAGCAAACCCGAGTCTTGAACTTTACGATGAGCGCAAGGCCGAAACCGTGAGAGCGGAAGCAGCTGTTGCAGATGCAAAAGCTGAGCAAGAAAAACAGGCTGAAACCATGAAAGCCATCGAAGCTGCTGGTTCTGACCCTGCTGCTGTCAAAAAGGGGCCATCGGTTAAGTAACCGATTCCCTTAAAACACTGAAAGGGTTCAAGGATGCTTGGATCCAGCGCCACGCAAAAACTAAACGAACACGAGCGCCGAATCGAATTGCTCGAAACGTGGCGTTACGAGACAGAAAAGGTGCTTGCCATTCGTTCAGAAAAGGATAGGCACATTGATGATCGTTTCGATCACATTGAGAAGAGTATTGATGCACTAAATGTGCAGTTCAAAGAAAGCATGAACTCAACTCGAATGGACTTCAGAGAAGGCCTATCTGAGCTTAAGGATTCCAACAAAAAGATCGTCTTTCTGATCATTGCAGCAATCATTGGTGCAGTAGTGGATTTGGTGATTCGAACTGGCTCTATAAACTGAGGGCAGTTTGGCAAAGAGTATCGACTACACGCCTCGGCAGGTCTTCGAGGCATTCGCGAAGGAACGCGGGTCGATACGAGCGACTGCTCGCCGCTTAGGCATCTCACGCGGCGCCGTGAAATACCGACTGGAGCTTGCAGCTCGTAACGAAGGGTTGAAGTTCGCTAAACCAGTGTCTGGTGGAAAAATCTACGCCTACCAGACAAAGGTCATGTCGCTTCCAAAGAAAGGCAACGTCAAACGGTACATTCTGACATCTGCCCAGAACAACACTGATGCTCACGTCCCATTCTTCAAGAACTTGCTAGTCTACGCGGAGCACATAGGTGCAGATATCAAGGTTGGGCGCTATTCTTACAACCGAGGTACTTATCTGCGCATGAATGGCGGCCTAGAGGAGCCCAACGAGGACGATACAAAGTACCTTTGGTTTGATCCCATCTTCGACGACTTCATCTGTGATGATCGGCTCGAATTGGCGCCCAAGCTTGTGTTCTGTGGTGAAGTCAAGATCCTACCAACAGCACGTCGCCCATTAAGTTCGTTTGAGACGTATACAGGGCTGGCTTCTGGCATCTTTCCACACGCGAAGATTGCTCTTGAGTCGATTGCCGGAACAGCTAACGACGGGGCTAAGTTCAACTATACAACGGGCACAGCAACTCTGATGAACTACATCCAAAAGAAAGCCGGCTTGCAAGCAGAATTCCACCATGCCTACGGTGCGCTACTGGTCGAGGTTGATCACGATGGTGACTGGTTCGTTCGCCAACTGAATGCAGAACATGATGGGACTTTCTTTGACCTAACGATAATGGTCAAGGACGGGATGATCTTTGAAGACATCCCTGTCAAAGCGATCAACTGGGGTGACATACACGCAGAAGTTGTTGACCAAGAAATCTTCGAGCTGTCCTTTGGCCCTGGAGGCATTATGGACACACTCAGGCCTTCATACCAGTTTGTCCATGACTTGCTCGATTTCCGGTCGCGTAATCACCACGAGATCAACAACTGCCACCAAATGTTTAAGCGATGGCGCGGCGGGTATGGTAATGTTCGAGACGAAGTCAAACGAGCGCGCGACCTGTTGTGCCGGATTAACCGCGACTGGTGCACAACAGTCATCGTGCACAGCAACCACGACAATGCTTTGGAGCGGTGGCTACGAGAAGCTGACTACCGCTCAGATCCTGAGAATGCAATCTTCTTCCTAGAATGCCAACTTGCAAAGTACCGAGCGCTAGAACGCAACGACGATCGCTACCACCTACTTCATGATACACTGAAGCGCGATGGGTTGTCTGGAAACTTCTTGTTCTTGGGACCAGATGACTCCTTCGTTCTTTGTGACGATGGTTCAGGCGGAATTGAGTTCGGTATGCATGGTCACTTAGGACCAAACGGCTCTCGTGGAACTCCGCTTTCGCTTTCACGCATGGGGCGACGTGCGAACATTGGGCACACTCATTCCGCTCAGATCATAGACGGACTCTATGTTGCGGGCACGATGAGTAAGCTGAGACTAGATTACAACAAAGGCCCCTCGTCTTGGTCGCACTCGTTTATCGTTACCTATGCAAACGGAAAACGAGCAATCATTACCTGCTACAACTGCAAGTGGAGAGCAGCACCTTGAAAAAGTCACAACTACCTTATAGTAGCAGCAACTCAAGGTTGCAGTGTGACACCTAGTAAACTAAGATTTGACGCACTGGAAAGGTTTCGTCTATGCCTTTGATAATCGGAACCGACGCCTACAGCACTCTTGCGAAAGTGCGAACCTACTGGGCTGACCGCAGCAGCACGGCGGGTCCAGCTTGGGCGGGGCTTGCTGACCCTACGGCGGAGAGGTTCATTCGTCTAGCGACCGACTACATTGACCGCAACTGGGAGTTTCTGGGCGACAAAGCAACGGAAAGTCAACGCTTGAAGTGGCCTCGAAAGCATGTTGTAGTTGAAGGTTTCACTTTAGATGACACGATAATTCCGTTCCAGGTCGAGGAAGCCACGGCCTTGATCGCTGAACTTTACCGTCTTGGTACCTACGACCTGGATGGTATTGTTACTGACGACAAAGCGGCGATCTCGATGCAAAAGGTCGATGTGATTACTGTTCAATACGACACAAGCAAGCGTCTGCAAGGTGCGGACATCCCAACCCATGTCTATAAACTACTGCGTCCGCTTGTGCGGAATGCTTCTGGTGGGTTGATGCGCGCATGAGCTTCTACGAAAATCTTCGCGACAACACGGCAGGACCCTTGATCAAGCAATTTGGTCAAGTTGGTACCTACCGAGTTTACTCAGCGGAAGCCTATAACAACACAACAGGCAAAACGACTCAAGGCACGGCAACACTAGTCACTATTCGTTTTCTCGATCTTCCGCTTAACTACTTGACACTACACCGGGAGTTCAGTGAAGAGGCGGCAGCTGAAGCGCAAGCAAAGCTACTGGTTTCAGCAAAAGAGCTGGCTGAAGCTGGTGTAGTTCCTCAAGTCGATGCTGAAATTCTGGCTGACACAAAGGTGTGGCGGATCCTTGCTATCAACCCGGTAGGGCCTTCAGGCATTCCCGTGATCTACAAGATGATGGTGAAGTGATGCGTGGGAAGTCAGCAAGGGAGTTTGCTATCGACCTGAGGAAGTTCGGGGTAGTAACGCGGGAACAGGCGACGATTATCTTCCGCAAGATCGCCCTCGACCTAGACACGAGGGTCGTTCTTGGGACACCCGTTGATACGGGACGCGCGCGAGGTAACTGGTACCCATCGATCAACGAGCCATCGCAAGATGTCAATATGGAGAAGTTCGACAAGTCAGGAGGTATGGCTATTGGTGCAATAACCGCGACGACCTTGGGTGCAAAACTCGGTGACGTGATCTGGTTGACCAATAACCTACCCTATATTCTGCCGCTTGAGAACGGGCATTCAAAGCAGGCCCCTGAAGGGATGGTTGACGTAAACCTAAACGCTATTGCAGCGGCCTACGGTGGTAGTATCGTTAGATGACTCTCGCAGCTGCACACACAGCTATCCGAGAACGATTCGCCACTCAGTGGGGAAACACAACTCCCATTCACTGGCCAAACCGGAAGTTCACTCCACCCGACAAAGATCCTTGGGTGCGCTTCACAATTCTAGACGCCGACAGTCGCTGGGCGTCAATGGGGGCCCCTGGAAACAATATCGAACGCAATCGCGGACAGGTAGTCATCCAGATCTTCACGCCTTCGGGAGAAGGAGAAGGACGAAGTGTGGAATACGCTGACCAAGCAAAAGCGGTGTTCCGTTCTTGGAAGTTCCCATCAGCAGGTCTGAGGTTTCTGATGTCTCCGTATGCTCGGACCATTGGAATAGACAAGAACTGGTACCAGGTAAACGTGGTTGCACCGTTTGAGTTTGATGTCTATGCTTGACAGGAAAGGAGCGCCCAAATGACCAACTTTGCCACCTCCAATCGAGTGGCCCTCCGTCGAGTCGCCGAGACGACTTGGGGTACCACTCCCGCATCGCCTACGCTTTCGGCAATCCGCTTTACGAGCGAGAGCCTCAACTATAACGCCGACTTTATCAAGTCGGAAGAAATCCGCTCAGATCGGATGACTCCTGACACGATCCAGGTATCGTCGCAAGCTGGCGGTGAAATAAACGGTGAATGGTCCTATGCGACCTATGATGACTTTATCGCAGCAGCCCTCTTCGGGACATGGACGACCAGTGGCTCGACCCTTGGCCCGGTGACAGATGTCGCTATCGTCAAAACTTCTGGCCCGCCTAACACTTGGTCGATGACTCAGACCGCTGCTCAGTTTGCGTCGCAGTCCTGGACAGTTGGCCAGTTCATTCGAGTGTCTGGTTTCCCGAGCATTGGCACATTCTACGCTCAGATCCTCACCATTTCTGCAGGCACTATCACCATCGCGCCGCTGACAGACGTCCCGTCTACGAGCGCCGGGCCCGCTGTGACGATCACGCCGCTACACTTCGTTCGCAACGGCACAAACAAACAATCGTTCACGATCCAGAAAGCTTTCACTGACCTGGCAACTCCAGAGCTGTGGAACTTTACGGGCGCGCGTGTCTCGAGTTGGTCGCTTGAGCTTTCGACCGGGTCGATCCTCAATACGACCTTCGGTTTCCTTGCGAAGGACGCGAACATGACCACAACGCAGTTCTCGGGCGCGACCATTACTGCTGCAAACTCCAATCCTGTTCTAAACGCTGTTGATAACATCGTGTCCATTGTCTTCGATGGTGATCCTGGCGGCACGACCTACTACTTCAACTCGTTGTCGATTGAACTCGACAACGCGCTTCGTGGGCAACAAGCGGTTGGTACTCTTGGGTTCATCGGTGTTGAACCTGGGCGCATATCGCTCACCGGTTCAATCGAGCTCTATTTCGAGAATTCTTCCTTGTTCACCAAGTTCAAGAATGCGACCTCATTCTCACTCTCGTTCCTCGTCCGGGATTCTCTTGGCAATATCTACATCGTGACGATTCCGCGTGCCAAGTACACTCAAATGGAAATTATGGCAGGCGGTATCGACCAAGACATCTTTGCTTCTGCCCAGTTTGAGGGCATCATCAACTCGGCTGGAACTTACCAGTACCAGATCAGCCGCCTTGCCGCCTAAGGAGTGAACCATGAAGTTCGACATTAACAACTTCCGCACCGACAAGAACGCGAAAGCGACTGGCGTGTGGATTGAGTTCGGAGGAGGCGCCTCGTTCAAGCTGGCCTCCTTCGACTCGCCCGGGTTCACGGAAGCGTTCCGGAAAGCGACGAAGCCTTACTACGACCTTGGCCGAAAGATCCCCGAGGAGGACCAAGTTTCCATTCTAGTGAAGTGTATGGCGCACCATATTGTCCTTGACTGGAAAGGTGTTTTCGACGGCGACGAGCCGTTGCCTTACTCGGTTGAAGCAGCAGAACGGCTTCTTCTTGAACTTGAGTGGATCCGGAACCGT